CTGTTCATACGTTAGTGCTGTTACACTACCACTTTTAAATTGGATGCTATCAACTACAATATCAGATGCGTAACCAGTATTTGTTTCATTCCATTTAATAAGACGATAGTAAATACCGCCACCAAAAAGTCTACAATCGCAATCATAAGATTCAAACTTATTTGAATTAGTATGAAATATCATAGTGGCTTTAAATGGAATACCTAAATGATTGTAATCTGACCTACCGAGAAGGTCACTTCCTTTTGTTACTCCTAAAGCGTTCCATGTATAGTTCGCTTTTACAGTAAAATTTTCTGTTCCTTTTCTAATAATAATGTCAGACCAATATAAATATGATACATCATTATTTGTTCCACTTATAATTGATGGCGTACCATCAATTACACCATTATATGATGGTTCAAAAGTAATATTGCCATAAGCGTTAAAATCAATATTTGATGATAAAATAAACTGAACTAATGAACTTGCTAATTTTGAATACCCCTCTGCTGTTAAATGTAAACTATCTTTTCCAATATAGTTTCCATGTTTTGCGATATTTTCGATTCCTTTAATAAAAATTGCTTTATTATTAGTAGCACCATCATTATATGCCTGCAATACATTCCACATCTTTGCAATCATACTACCGCTATAATGATTACCGCACATACCAATCATAACACACGCATTTGGAAATCTAGTTTTAGCAATATTACAAAAATCGTTGATACCTGCAATAATATTCTGTCTTGATTCATTTACATCATTTGCACCACCCATAACAATTACATAATCAATACTCTCTGCATCAGTAACTTCAATGCTTTGTAAACTATCTTGAAAATGACCAACAGAACTATCTGTTAATGCAAACGAATTACCACCAGTAGGTGATACAAATACGTTATCAGAAGAAAGATTTAATGCACTAATAAATTTATACATCCATCCATCTTCATAATTTCTAGTATAATTACCATTGCCTAATGCAATAGTTCCACTTGCATAACTATCACCTATCAATACAAAACGCTTTTTCTTAATTTCATTCTGATTGATAAAAGCACTAGCACTTCTATTTGCAATAACTGTGTTATTAGCAATTAAATTATTTTGGTTAGTATCACTCGCTTCAACAGCGTTTACTTTTTCATTTACTGTCTGTTCAAAATTTGCTACTTCAATTTCTAATGCTTCTACCTTTCTAATATATGAAGCAATTTCTCCACTAGTTAAACCCATAAAAGTCCAATCTGTTTTATTATCAGCAGGATTTTCTGAACCTGCAACAACCATATGTTTACTTGTATAAGTACCACCTAAATATGTTACGATTGTTAAAGGTTCATATGTGGCATTTTGTACCCATTCGCTATTACCCTCGCTATTTTCAAAAAATTTTGGAACGTATCTTGCACCGATATACTGTGTTGTCATATTACTATTCTCCTTTCTAATACTGTAATACTAAATGTCCATATTCTTTTTTGGTTGGTTCATAAATATCATAACCAGTTGTTTTAAAATGAATATCTTTCCATGTTTCTGGAATATAAGCACAGAAATAGCCATCTTCTGTTAAGCCAAAATATACACCAATTTTAATATATTTGTCAATAAGTTCTTTGATTATTGCTGTACCATTGTCATCAAAATTTTTTATCCATTTTTCAACTACTTCTATTTCACTTTTTAAAATAGTTAATTCGCTATTGATGATTTTATCATTTTCTATTAGCTGATTTATATAGTCAACTACTTTACATAATACTTCATAATATGAAAGACTATCATCATAGACTAATGGTAAAACTTTTTGGCACCAAAATTTAAAAGTATCAAGATTTTTATACATATTTACACCCCCTTTATTAACTAAATAGAACTGTTAATACCCATTGTGATTTTGGATAAGCATGAGTTGTTCCGCCACCATCAGTAATAACATATTCATTAGTTTCAGTGTTATATTCAATTCTTGTAGCATTGTTGAATTGCTGAACTAATAAATTTGTTCTGTTCATAATAATAACTTGCATAACATTACTCCTTTCTACCATAATTGCATGAATAATGGCTCTAAATCGTTAATAATTAACATATCAATGTTTAAAAATGTTTCCCTAAAATCATTTAATAATTTATTAGGGTTAATACTATTATAACCAACAACTTTTTCAAGATAATTTTCAGTGCTATTTGCATTACCAATGTTGCTTCTACTTCCTTCAGAATTTATAGCGTTGTCATTAACCACCTTTTCAACACCCATATCAACACTATTTGTTCTTTCATTTAATGTAGATTTACTATTTGATGCGCCACTACTTGAATTAACATTATCATTTGTATTATTAGTTGTGGTATTATCAGTATTTTTCCTTGCGTTAGTTAAGTAATTATCATTGTCAATATTTGTAACTGCACCTTGTGGAGTATCACTATATTTATCCCATTTAGTACCATTTGAACTGGTTTTATCTATTGAATGATTAGCATTTACATTACTAAAATTATCGTTAAAGTTATTTTCATTCTGTTTACTATTGCTATTAAGATTATGTTTTGTTAATTCTTTATTACCATTTTCAGAATTACTGTTCTTATTAGTTTCATGTTCTGAATGAATAGAAGTTTGCTGTGTATCATGTACTCTTGTTAAGTTTATATTATACAATGGGTTAAATTCTAGTAGCTCACTTTCATATAACTTATTGTAATAAGGCATAATCTCATTAAGTTTAGTATCTAGTCTTAATTTCCACAAAGCATATGTTTCTTCTCCAATTTCTCTTGTATAAAAATGTTTTAAAATTTTCTTTTCTAAAACTGTTCTATAGTTTTCATCAAAAATTGGATAAGCAAAATCGAATACTTTTGGTATAGCTTTATTGATTATTTCATCAATAGATTTATAACCTTTTGAACTAATTTCACCACTAATACTTTCACATATGAAACGCACTTCGGTTGTATATTTACTCAATTTAATACCTCCTTCCCTTTTAATATTTAGTATTGGTTCTAAAATCTGTAACCATTACAGTTTTTTCACCATCACCTGTGTCACCACTTAACATAAGTTCATCATCAGCTTCTCTATAATCTGCACGATAATTAACTTCAATATTAAGACCAAACATTTCATTTATTTTTTCAACAGCCTGTCTTCTACTTTCAAGTCTACTATATCTACTTGCTATAGTACCACCCATATTTCTTATGACTTCATCAGAAATCATACGTTCTTTTTTGGTTACATTTGTATTTGAAATACCTAAATATGTTAACGCTTCATTCCATATTTGAGATTTTAACTCATATAGTTTATCAGCAACATAAGGTGCATCTGTTCTTAATACTGTGAAACCATTAGTATCTAATGCTTTTGTACCAAAAATAAATGGTTCGTTTCCATCATATTGTTTATATAAGTTTTTCATTGTTAAACGCTGTGTTTCATCACATTTAATAAGTACAGGTGTTTTCTGTGCATTGGCATTTACATCAATAGCTCTATCTAAATTATACAAACGTTTACTAAACATTTCAACATCTAGCATAGAATTTGTGTGCAAATAGTTATTATAAATAATAACACTGTTTGTTTCATTTAATTTTTTATTATAACCATTTGTAGCATAAGCTGTACGTTCCATTGGTATGCGATAAACATTTAATTTACCACCTATCATACATTGCAAACATAAATAACCTAAGACTTCATCTTCAAAAAATACAGCATAACCATCACTAAATAAACACATTTCTAAAAAACGTGGGTCAACACTTTCGGGAAGGTTTTTCCATTCAAACATGCTTAATGCTAATTCTGTTAGACGATTATAATATTGTAAGTATGTTCTGTTATTCATGTACACGCTTTCACAAAATTGTGAATCTTTAACTTTTCTTTTCAATTTGTCCACCACCTTATCCTATTGAATTATCTCCAGTATAATCACCTATTTTACTACTATCTTTCCAAAAGGTTATACCTTTATTAAACAGTCCTTCTATAAACGTTATATCATCAGCAGGTGCATGACCTATTAGTTTACAATCTGCTGTTTTAACATAATTCCATATTTTTCTTGCACTAATATTTGGTACTTTAATTCTATTAGTTGCATAACCAAAACGTGTAAAATATTCATCAATAACTTTTGCTCTTTGTTCTGTAATTCTACATCTTCCACAAAAGAATGACTGTAAACCATGTGCTACATTAGCATTTGAAGAACTTGTGTATCCACGTATTGTATCAGCCGCTATACTATTTTTGTATTGATTTGTTAATATATTTCCTACTAAATTAGATAAACCAAAAATCGATCCACCTATATTACCATTTAATATACTACCAACACCATTAACACCTGTTCTACCTATATCAATAAGCATAGGTACAGCGTTTTGTGCAATCCACGCACTATATGTGTCTATAGACCATGATGACATTGGATAACTTTCTAAAGTTATTTTTTCTGTTAGCAATACACTTGATAACCCTTCACCGCCTTCAACATTTTTATAATTAGTCGGTGCTAAAACTAATTGAACAGGTTGATTTATAGTACCATATAAAGTAAATTGCGGTTTTAAATTTTTGCAAAATTCATATCTAATTGGTAATGATTGTCCATTACCATTATCTACTTGAAAATAATTAAAAGGATAAGTATAAATCTTTTTATTCTTTGGCTTATAATTTCCAAACTTATCACTATTTGTAATAGCTTTACCATATAAAGTATAACCATTAGATATTGCTGTACTTGCTAAATCTACACCGCCTGTTGGAATTGATGTATAAGTTACTAAAATAGTAGGGCAAATGTACATACTTACTACTGTATCTGGTGCTTGCACAAATGTTGCTAAATATGTGTTAATGCTAGTTATATCACTAGAGTTAAATGCCCTTATTTTTGCTCCACCATAAACGCCATCATATTGTGTACCATCAACTACACTTCCTGTTGTATCACTGGTTGCTATCAAAACACAAGTTTTTTTATAAGAAATGTTTGAACCACCACCATTATCTGTAAGTTCAGTATAATCGTCAAATAAATACTCTCCAACTTCTATAGGTTCAGGTTCAATGTTATCACCAATATTATCTGTTGATGAATGTTCACGTTCTACAAATGCTTCTTTTAATGTTAAATCAAGCCAATATGTTTGAATCTTATCAATTTCAAATGTTATTTCACTTGTTTCATTATTGATATATTCAACAGATGTGATAAAAGCATAGAACCATTTTGTTCCAAAAGAAGCATTTTGAAATGCTAAATAATTGCAATCATATAAATCTTCTGCTTTTTTGGCTATTCTCATTTTACTTTTTACTACTCTTTGGTAACTCTGTGCTGTTAAAACATATTTAGCCTTGGGTTTACCTGTTGGATGAAAATAAGCATTCTGTGAACTAATATTTGGGAAATATAATGTATGTTCATATTTATTATCCAACGGAATATCATTATATATTTTGATATTACTATTTGGTTGAATAAACATATTATCATTCCTTTCTAATAGGGGTGCTGTTAACACCCCTATAGTTTAGTAGTTAAGATTTATTATTTTACAGTTAATGTAGCTGTTCCAAATTTACTTGTATCATAAGTAGATGTTGCTGTAATTGTTACTACTGTATCAGGGGCAATATTTTCACTAACTGTTACAACTCCTGCACCATTTACTGTTACACCTTCTGTATTAGAACTCCATGTTACTGTCTTTGGTGCAAATGATGTAGTTACAACATTAGCTGTTAATGAAGCACTCTGTCCTGCTTCAACAGATAATTCAGATGGCGTAACTGTTACACTTGTAACAGATGGTTCAGCAGGAATGAAAAGTACATTATTAGCAAAAGGAGAAACAGAAAATGTTTTCCATACATGGTACCAATAATTCCAATATAAGCCTTCACCATTGTACTGTTCTGTGAAGTTATAGAAATTGTCAAAAATCATAAAATAATCTTTGTCAACCAGAATACAAGGAATTGCATTCAAAGCCTCAAGTTCATTAGAGTTAATTTCTGTATATGTTGGGTCATCAGCAAATAAGATATTTAATCTTTCAATATCTAAATCACCAAATCCATCAACTAGAACTCTATGTCCTGCGAACTGTGCTTTATCCATGTTGAAAGCTGAAGCTAATACTTCAACGTCCATAACAGCGTCAAATTCAGAATTTACAAGTAAATACTGGTCTGCTTTCTTTGTGTGAGTTTTAACACCTGCAATATTATAATCTTCTGATAAGAACTCAAGTTTGTTTGATATTCCTTTAATTGTTGAAACAATGTTCTTCATATTTGCAGAAGATACAGCAGGAATTGATACAGGTGTTAAACGTCCATTTAGAATATTCTTTGCTAACATATATTTCATAGTCTGAAATTCATCATAATTAGCACCTGTGTACATAGCGTCAACAATTTTAGCAATAAGGTCTGTGATACCTTCCCATGATAAAAATGCCTGTCTTAATTGGTCATTCTGAATAGTTGTTTTGTAGTACTTCTGATAGTTCATAATATGAAATGCAGAGCGTACATCAGGAATTTCACGTTTAAATAAATTAGTTTCTGCAACAGCAGGGTCAAACTGAAAAGGTTTTGCAATATTAACAAAAATCTCTTCGATTGTTTCACCAAATTCAAGCATACCTTTTTTAAACATAGCCCAAGGATTGTCATACATTTTAGAAGTGATAAGTACTCTACCAATTCTATTTACAAGTGCAGATAAAAATTCATTCTGTAACTGTGGCATATCCATAATGATTGCACCGATTTCACGAATACTATCTGCGTCCTGTGTAGCAACAGGTACATAATTCTTGTACTGATTTGTTGCTGAATTTCTAATAGCGTTCAAAATATCTACTGAACTATTTGTAAGTGTTTTAATTTTTGGTTTTACTGCCATTTCTTAGCCCTCTCTTTCTTCAAATAAATCATCAAATGAAATGTTTTCTGTTTCACCATCTTCTTTAACATCTTTTTTCTGGTCTTCTTTAACATCAGATGGTGTAGTTTCTGTGTTGAAAAATCTAGCTTTATACTTATCTCTCCATGATTTGTCTAACTCATCATATTTTTTCTGCCATTCTTCATTACTGTTACCGCTAGATTTAGTTTCCATGTCATTAAAGGTGTCCTGCATATCTTCAATAAAAGCTAATGCTTCATCAGAATTATCTTCACCAATATGTTCCTGCAATCTAGCCATAAATTGTTCCTTGTTTAATACTGACATTTTGTCACTCCTTTCTTAATATCTACGTCTAATCATCATATAGATAGCCATTTTCTTTCTTTTTTGTGGAGTTGGTGTTGGTGGTGTTGGTGGTGTAACCCCACTTAAATATTGATACCATTTTTTCGCATTTGCTAAACGTTCTGCTAATTCTTCTTTACCTGCTCTTTCTCTTTCATAGAGAAATGCTTTTGTTGCTAATTCATAATCGTTTAACTTTGAAAACTGTTTCCATGTATAAGGGTACTCCTTTGTTGGAATCCATCTACCACTTACACCTGCTTCATTGTTTCCTTCACTATTGATTAGCATACATTGTGCTGTACCATCATACCATGCATACTTATTCTTAGTACACCAATCTGTCAAATCTGTACTAGGTGTCCATTGAATTAAACCCCATCCTAGTGCAGTGCTTGTACCTTGTTTCATTCCAGGATTTATCCAACTTTCTCTTTCTATGTTACCTAGCATACCACAAACAGCTTCTAATGTAAAATCTAGTGATTTAAAATAATCATAAAATAATGTTGCGTTATTTTGTCTTTCAGCATTTGACATTGTGACTGTTTTAATAGTACCAATTTTAGAAATCCATGCCATAATTAGAACCTACTTTAATAGTTTCCCTATTATTAGTAAATTTAATAATAGTTCATTTTGCTGTTTACTACCCTTATATTCAAGTACACCATTTGTCTTTGCAATCTGTTTTCTGTGATTGTAACTTGTATCTTTTTCACCTACACTTTTGAGTGCGTCAATTATTGAAAGTGATGTGCCTGTATACTTGGGATAATAAATATTGTTTGTGTTACCTTTTTTAAACAAGGCTAATTCTTTGTTTCGTCTAGTAGTTAGACCTTTTAAAACTTTCCCACCCGCCTTGTTATAAAGTGGTATAGTTTTTTCTATCTGTTCGATAGACCTTGTACCATTTTTAGTTAAACCATCTATACTTCCTATGTTATACGCAAATGAAACTAATGCGTCATATTGGTTTTGATTAAAATTATAACGTGGCTGATATTTATTCACATTATTTTCAAATTTTTTACAATCTTTTTTTAATAATTCGATTGCTTTATTTTTATCAATAACCATATCTTTCTTAACATCAGAACCATAATGGCCATAACCTATTGTATAGTACTTCTCGGTAGAAATAGGTTTATATGCTTTTAGTCTTAAACCTTCAAATGACATAATTAAGTCAATTCCATTTTGGGATATTTTGTTAACCAACGTTGTCATCACCTAACTTTATACACAGCTTTTCAATAGCAAGAGTATTGTTATTTAAAGCTGTGGTTACCTTTTCCATTTCTTTTGAATGTTCTTCTCTCATTTTTTCTGTTTCAGCTTTGTTTTGGTCTGTCTGATATTTTACATACCAACCCATAGCAATACAAGCAACGATTGGAAAACCGAAAGAACCTATTAAAGTTGTAATTGCTGTCATGTCCATATAAATCACCCCTTTCTATCAATTATTATTATAAATTAAAACTTGCCAAAAGTCAATATATATGATATAATTTAATAGAAGAAATTTTATTTATTAAAAGGAAGGGTACGACAATATGGAAAGTAAATATTATGATGGTACTAAGCTATTGTCAATGAATGATATCAATGGTAATAAACCTGAGATATATATGTGTACCACTAATAGAACAGGTGGTAAAACAACATATTTTGGAAGATTATGTGTTAATAGATTCATGAATAAAGGTGAAAAATTTGCACTAATATATCGGTACAACTATGAACTTGATGATTGTGCTGAAAAGTTTTATAAAGATATAGGAAAACTGTTCTTTCCAAATACAACTATGACAAGCAAACGTAGGGCAAGTGGTATATTCCATGAGTTATTTATAAATGATAAATCTTGTGGTTATGCTATATCACTTAATAGCGCAGACCAATTAAAGAAATATAGTCATTTGTTTAGTGATGTTATGAGAATGATTTTTGATGAATTTCAAAGTGAAACTAATCATTATTGTTCTGATGAAATTAGAAAATTTTTAAGTATTCATACATCAGTAGCACGTGGAAATGGTGAACAAATTAGATATGTACCTGTTTATATGTTATCTAATCCTGTTAGTATAATCAATCCATACTATACTGAAATGGATATTAGTTCAAGGCTTGATGATAAAACTAAGTTCTTAAAAGGTAATGGTTTTGTTTTAGAACAGGGATATGTAGAAAGTGCAAGCCTTGCACAAAAAGAAAGTGGTGTTAATAAAGCATTTTCTAAGAATGAATATGTAGCTTATTCTAGTGAAAGTGTATACTTAAATGATAACAAAGCATTTATAGAAAAACCCGAAAACTGTGCTAGTAAATATTTAGCCACAATTAGATATAAAAATTCTGATTATGCTATTAGGGAATATAAAGAGTTAGGAATTTTGTACTGTGATGACCATGCAGATAGAACATTCCCTACAAGAATTAGTGTTACAACAGAAGACCATAATATAAATTATGTAATGTTAAAAAATAATGATTTCTTTATTAGTAATTTGAGATTTTTCTTTGAACATGGTGCTTTTAGATTTAAAGATTTAAAAAGTAAAGAAGCATTATTGAAATGTATTTCATACTAGGTATCTGCATACGTGTATTATTCTGAATGTTATGGGTTGCACACTTGGAAGATAGTGCCATAATCATTTGTCAACTTCGCAGGTTGCTTAATGATAGCGTGTGTTATAGATATGTTAAAAAGAGTAGGTAACAATCTTTGATTGCCCTACTCTTTTTGTTATAACCACCATTTGTTTTCTAAGCATTCTTTTTTTATGTTCACAAATAATACAAATATGTGGACATTCTCTTTTAATATATTTTCGGTATGTTTTAATTATCCAACTAAACAAATTATTCACCCTTTCTTGATATATTTATTATTCCTATTATTACTATTATCCATAATAAAATTTCTTTCATATTATTCACCTCTTTTAAGTACATCTATTGCATACTTTATACCTGCAATTTTACCTGATATTCTTTCATCATTTGGATACCATTGTAGTTCAATAGTTAATACTTCAATTTGATGTTCTAATATACTAATATATTGTTCTTTATTCATATGCTCTCCTTATCTCATTTCATATGTTGTATCTACTAATAGTACACCACCACGTATTCTCTTTGGTATTAGTTTTCCGGGAATTATTAAGCCAATTTTAAAGTCTTGTAGTGTACGTTTAGTTGATAAAAATTTTAATTGTTCTTCTGTATATTCTTTTTCTTCTTCCTTAGTAATTCCTTCCATGCTTTTTATAAATAAATCTTTACATCTTTGTGGCATACCTGCACACTTTACATTATAAAATGGCTGTTCTATTTCTTGTAAATCTTCATGTGTAACGTGTTCAATATATGTTTTCTGTCTAACAAATATTCCTATATCCCAACAGCTTTCTAGTTTCCAACAGCAAAAGTTTTTATCATGTACTGTTATTCCTTTAATTTCTGTAGGTTTTAAGTCACAATGTATGCTATCTGTATCAGCATATATGAAACCACGTTTATTTACACCATAATAATTTTGTTGTGCTGCACGTATTGTAAAGTTACGTGCATAAGATGTTATAGCTGAACCTACAGCTATGAAGCCTGCTTGTTTATCATCAGCTTTTACTGAAATAAAACCAACAGATTTATCTTCTTTTACAAATGCTACTTTAAAAGAACTGTCTGTACTACTTGCCATCTTACCATACAAATTATTAAGAAATAGTTTTGCTAACTCACGTAAAGCACCCTTACTTTCTAGCTTTATCTTTTTATATTTTTCTATGTACTCGTCAAATAGTCCACATCCTGCAAAGAAATAACAACCATCTAATATTTCAAAATCAACTAATTCATAGTGTTCTAACATTAAATAATAATCTGTCATAGTTAATGTTAATTCAACCCTTGTATCATGTACATTTCCAGCTAAATCTTTGTACACAGAGTAATATTTATCAGTATTTTTATCATACACATCACTACTTTCTAATGCTTCTGTTCCTTTGTACAGATAATTACCTTTAATTTGAATAAATGGTAACTTGTTTTCTTTAATATAAAAACGTGTTTTTATTCTTATAAAGAAGTACCTGTTTGACTTTAAGGCTTTATCTGGAATAAAATTACCTTTCCAAAAAGTAGGTTTACCAACAGGGTACTTATTACCACTCTCGCTACTCATCATAGATGGGTACAAGGAATTAACATCAGCTGTCGTTCCATTTGTTTTTATTTGGTTCTCTTTTCCTTTGACTATATAACACCAACCACCTTTATACGATTTTCTTATATAACTATCAGCATTATTATATTTATATAATTGTTCATCAATAGTATAATCTGTTAAAGACGGAAACATTACATCATATTCATCTTTACCAAGTATTTTCTTGTACTCTTCAAGACAACAAGAGCCAATAGTTAATTTGTTATGCCCTTCATTAAACATTATTTCTAATGCTTCTTTAACAACAAGTACATCATTTGCAATATATTTTTGTTCTTCTTCTGTAATTTCACAACCTGCATATCTTAATCCAGTGTATTCCATGTCTAACTTTTTATGCTTAGTACCAAATGAATCCCCTATTCTCTTAACACTAAAAGGTAAAAGTTTTAAACTATCTCTTATTTCAATAAAATGATTGTTAACTTTTATTACAATACTATACCACATTCCTTTATCAGATATAGAATACTTAAATGATTTATTATGCATGTCTTTTTCTTTCAACCATTCTACTTCTGTTCCTTGTTCATTTAATGATTTGTATGCCTGTTCATATCCTAAATCAACTAACAAATAAGATAACCAAAAAGCACCATCAAATTTAAGGTTGTGATAGTACACTATTATATTAGTTTTTAATGATAGAAAATAGTTAAATTGTTCTTCTATTGAATGAAAAATTTTTACAGGTTCTTCCTTAAATAGTTCAACACTAGCACTAGCCCATACTTCTGTATTAACCTGTCCTTTATATACTGTTGTTTCAAAATCGCCTACAAAATATCTGTACTGTTTTACTTTCATATTATCATTCCATTTCGTTTAAATAATCAGCATCATTTGAAATATCTTCGGCTTCTTCATGTGACAAGGAACTACCTTTAATTAGTATAGCAAGTTTAACAAATGAATAACCAACACTTTCACTATCACTAGAATAAGTTATTAGTTGTATTAACTCTGCTATTTCACTTTCTTTTTGCAAAAATTCCTGTTCTAAATCGTATTCTTCTGTATCATTATATCTATCTTCTAAAATTGAAAGTAATGAACTTTTCTTTGATGAAAAATCTTCATAAAACGAGCCTGTTTTACGTGTAGCAAATGCTCTAATAGGTGGTATGCTTTCTATGTACTCTCTTATTTTATCAAGAATTGATATTGTTGGAATATAAATATCGGGTGTTATTTTATCGTACTTTGTCTCTCTATATTTCTTTCTTTGTACTGTTTCTTTAGCTTTCTTTGTAGCTTCTTTCCTTACTTCTAATTGCCTTTGCTTAGGTGTCTTTATTTCACCTGTTTCAATATCTACATATTCAGCTTTTTCATACAGTTTTTTAGGCGTTAGTTTCTTTAATCGTTCTACACTACCTCTAGTTATTTTTTTAGGGATATTTGGTACAATACCTTTTTCAAACTGATAACCACGTTTTTTAGCACGTCTGACAAATGTCTGTACTCTCCTACGTTGCTTTCTATATTCTTGCTGTAGTGGTGATAGCTTTCTTTTTCTTACCATAATCTCAACCTTTCTTATGAAAAGACAGGAAACAATTTTGTTTCCTGCCCTTAATTTATACTACTTATTTTTCAAAGTCTGCAAATGGGTCAAACTCTTCTCCTTCTGTGTCAAAAATGATTGCCTTTGGATATACAGCACCATCTTTAACGATTAGAGAAAGCCTTACGATTGCATTGTAGAAGTTTGGCATTTCATCAGCAATATAATCTTCTAAACTGTCGTACTTCTTGCCATCATAACCCTTTGTAGGAATTTCAAATTTTGTTGATACGTTAACGTATCCTTCAAAATTATCAACCCATGATGGTGTAAATTTCTTACCTGCTTCCCTAAATGCTTCTTTCAATTCTATCAGCTGTTCATTTGTCAGTGTTACATCAGAAAGAGTTATATATAATTTTTCTTCCTGTTCTTTACCCTTAAATGTCTTAACCTGTCTACGTGCTTTGATTAACTTTCCTTTTACTACCATATTTTGTTCTCCTTTTCTTTGTTTATTTTGGTGGCCTGGCTTTTTATCCAACCCACAATCTTACTACTCTTCGTCTGTGTCTGCTTCGTCAATCGGTCTACGTGTTTCGTTGTCAAGTACTACAGCATTGTTGATGAAGTCCTGTTCACTCATTCCGTACAAGGTTTCTACTTCTTCCTTTGCTACTACGTGTACAGCTTTTACGCTTTCTGTGTTTACTACTTCTTCGATTGCTTTCATCAGCTTTTTATCTTCCTTATAAGTACGTGGAAGTGTTACCTGCTGATTGAAAGGTTCACCTGCTACGATGTCCAAACATAATACGTTTACCTGTGTTGTTGTGATTGTTCTTGTTACCATTGGTTTTCTTGCCATAATTTTGTTCTCCTTTTCTTTGTTTGGCTTAGTTTATAGTTTCGGTGTCCTGTGACACCCCTAGGTAAATGTTTCACGTGAAACATTTGTCTAGGGGTTGCACAGGTTCAAAACCCGTACACCCTTTAAGGTTGAAAAAATATATCTATTTTAATCAGCTATTTACTACTCTTATATAGTACCATATTAGCATTCTGTTTGCAAGTGTTTTTTAGAAAATAATTGTGAATAAATTGTTAACAATCTATTTCTTTCATGTATAGCTTATGGTTTTCAACCTTAAAGATAAAACCATGCGCTAATGCATCGTCTAAAATGACAAGTGCATCCTCTAACGATAGGGGCTCACCCCAAACGTATAAATTGACTTCTTCCCATTCCTGCATAACTTCACCCCCCTTTTTAATATATTCCCATTAGATAACACATACGCAAAGCAAAGTACAAGAATACTAAAAATAATATTAACTTTATTGTTTCCCATTTTTTGTTATACATATAATCACCTACCTTTTTATTTATTATCTATTCATACAGGCAACCTATTGGTTGTCTGTATTATATAGATAATAAATTTATCTATCAAGCCACACCAAATATGAATTGCTAGGTGTTTCGTATCTCATAATATTTTCGCCGTCCTTAGTTCCTAACCATGAACAGGTAAACATGAATGTATTATGTGAACAAATAGAAAATGCTGTTCTATTTTCAGTTGCTACATATTGTGCAAAACACCAATCAAAGGCATTCTCTTTTCTACTAGACCAATTATCGTATACTTGTGATAACATTGTTCCTTCATATTGGCTACCCCTTGCAATAATTTCTTGTCCCTTTTTTGTACTTGCTTTCAATTCTACCATATTATGCACCTACTTTCTCACAAATAAAACCTGCATTTTCTAATTCTTTTATAGTTTCTACATTGTATTTTGCTATGTCTATAACATAGCCCGTTGTTTTTTCGATAATCTTATACATTTTTCTTGTACCTTTTGAACACCCTTTGGTG